ATCATTTCCCTGTATGATAAAATGTGAATCATCTTCCTTTACACTAACTACAGGGTTATTAAAGTCGGGAATAAACATTTCTAACAGTTCCATAGGTAACGGGTCAATGTCAGCAAATGCAACTTTATTACTTCTATAATATCCCGATTCAACTATCTCTTTTTGTACAGGCATATCAACTGCAAATACTAAATCACATTTATCTGTATCCCTGTAGATTGCATTACAACCCCAAACTGGGTGTTCAGTATTAAATTCAAAATCTAATCTACTTGGGCCGTTTCCTAATATGGTTACTTCTTCTAACATAAACTTATAAGTGTTTCTCTAAACTTTGTATAATCATAAGTTAAGAATGTTTTATACTTCTTCACTAGTCTATGTACTTCGGGATACACTAACTGTTCTGATATTGTAGTTTTCCATTCTTGGTCGCACATATTAATAATGTCGTCCATAATACAAAGTGTCTCTAATGAAATTTCTTTTCCAAGATATTTTTTAAGTAGAATAGGGTGTTGTCCACTTTTAACTTCTAAAACTTTATTAATGTGTTTCTTTCTCAATAGGTCTGACACTTCTGTTTTAAACATATAAGATAACTTCTGATTTCTTTTCTTCCATTCCTTATATCTTTTATCACATTCTTCATCTAACAAATCACCTGCCCAATAATCTTTATATGAAAGATTCGCAACGTAAAAATCCTGCAGGTCTTGTTTATAAGTTTTAAATAACTTACCGAAATGATATTTGTCTTTTCTTTTTAGAAATGAATTGATATCTGATTTGACCTTACCGTTGTATTTTACAAAGTCATATGAGTCGGAATGGAAATGAAGTTTTATACCAAGGTATAAAGTGTATGCATCATATCCGTCACGACTCGTCATTTATTTTGCCAATACTAATCCACTTGTTGCTTCCAAGTGTGCATTTGCAACCTTCTCATTTGAAGGCACAACGAACACTACCTGTTGGAAAGTTGCAGTTGTAGGATTCTCTTCACCAGTTGCGGCTAATCCTTTTGCAAATCCCATTGAACCGTCTTGAGGGTTCGATAGAATCATTCTTGGATTCTCCAACTCAACCATTGCATCTTCCATAGAGACTAGTTTACCAACATACTCTCCACTGATTGTAACGACTGTTACTATATCACCTTTTTTCATACTATACTCCTATTCGAAAAAACTTGTTATACTTCCTCTTCCCACTTTACCACGATTAACCATGTTGAGACCTTGTGCCTCTGCTTCTAGTTTTTCTTTTAGTGGTGCTGAGATAAATCTTTTTGCAGATTCGGGTTCTAGATTATTCTTTTCACATACTGTAATAATCGCATCCATGACATCTGTTTTTGTTCTCATTAAAATCTGTTCTACCTGTTCCGTAAATTCTTTTTTACTAATCACATTACACTCCATATAAAGTTCGATATTGATTTCTTAAACCATAGAGTTTATCGACATATTCTCTAGGGTCTGCTCCAAACACTTGACAAAAACCACCGTCAACAGCAACTACTGCTATGATTTGCTCTACAACTTCACCTGTAAGTTCTTCAACCATAATTGCATATGCAGTCATTTGGTGGAACCATGGGTCTGCCATATATTCCTCTTTGTGTTTTGCACTAGTCTTAAAATCTATAATACAAAGTTCATCGTCCCATAGACCAACACAATCAACTTGTCCTGCCATTTGTAATGAATCACTGTACATACCTGCTTCCAAAGCGATAGGTATAATACTATCCAGTACAGGTTGAACTGCTTCGAACATTGAAGACTCCATTATGTTTTCAAAATACACTGGTTCTTCTGCACGAAGATATTGTTCAAAAATATTGTGCATTCTTGTACCACGTTTGGCTGCACCCGTTGAAATCTTATTTGCTTTTTCTTCACCAACTCGTTTTCTCCATAACTTAATGTGGTCTCTAGTGAGTAGACTTGTAACCGTAGTTACACTTGGATACTTTTGTCCTTCGGGTGTTTGGTAATATCTTTTGCCGTCCTCAGAAACACGAGTCATAGTTTCTTGAAGTGTTTCTAATTCAGCTAATAGTATAGGTTCCTTTGGTTCTATCCACGGTAAGTCGTTCATTTTTTCCCCTTAGACTGTATGTCCATATGTTTTTTAACAACATCTCTAGTTTTTTGGTCTTTAATGTTTACACCATTATATCTTCGGTCAACTGTAGAGCCTGGATATGCATCACCAACTTTAGATAATACTTCCTTAAATCCTGCATCAGTTTTGACACGGTCACCAGTACCACCCACTATTTGTGGTGCAGTTACCTGTTGTTTTAGGTGGGGATTGTTTTCTTTGAATTCGTCTAGTTTAGTATAGGACATGAAATGTTCTTCCACTTCACCAGTATCATTATTATAAAAATCGTAACTAGGCATATGCTTCCATAAAATTAGGGACTGGTCTATTAGTCCATTTTGCAAAGTCCTTCTTGTAGACTGCATAGTATTTATGGTATGCATTTATAGTGTCTCCGAGAACTTTGACATCGTTAGGCATACACTGAGGTGGTTCTGAATAAACACCTAGTGTAATATTGTTCGGTAAATTGTTTAATAACTTTCTGAGTTTTTTATCGGTCAAATGAACTTTACCATATCGATAGGTATACTCATCACATAATGCAACAAACATATCATATGCATATTGGTATTGAATCGCATTCTCACGAACCCACTGAGTAGAAGGGTGATTGACATGAGAAGCTTTGTATAAAGTAGTTTGCATTTCTAATGTGTGTAAATCTTTATCTCCATCTAAATGCCATCTTTTTATCCTGCGACCATTTTGCATAACAGTAATTTGCTCTCCATCTAATATCCTATGTGCAGTTGATAACATTTGTGCATACTCGATAATCATCTTAACAACGTGTTTATCGCAATGCATTTCTGCAGATATTACAGGGTCATTATGTAGGTAAAATAAATTCAAGTTCTTGCTCCCAGTTTTTCTTGTTACTTTCATAACATGGACTATTCATTTGACATATAATAAGTCTACCACCATCCATGTCTAATCTGATACTATCGGTTTTAAATGTTCCACCGTTAACATCATGTACGACTGCTTCTATTGTACCATTAGTGTCCTCTTTATGCAAGTGGTTAAATAGTTGTACTAATTCTTCTTTTCTCATTTGTAAAATATATGATGTGTTATTTGAACTGTTTCGTTTAAGGTATCTGCCCAATATGGTTCAACCCATAAGTTGTGGTAATGTGTCGCACCTTCTGTAATATCGGGATACTTACCCATGATAACATCTTGTGCAACAATATAAGACTCATAGAATGTATCAGTGTCTAGAGGTTCATCTGACTTGCCGTCACAAAACCAACTGAACTGACACATATTCCTAACAGGATACATATTACCTTTCCAGTTTTCTTTCCACTTTGCTTGATACACTACACCACATATGTCTTTAGGATAGGCACTATGTTCCATTCTATTCATTACAACGTGTGCAACTGCGACCTTTCCTGCAAGTGGTTGATTACCTGCTTCGAAATAAATGTTCTTTGCAAGACAAACAGTCTGACCATTCTCATCTGACCCATGTACCATGGGTGACATTAATCCAGTCACAAATCCTAAAATTGCACCTATAATTAAATAAAGATATCTCTGTTTCATATTACTTACCTTGTTTATAATCGCACCATGCATTAAACACTACGAGCGATTGTTCTTTTGAAAATCCAAAATTATCCTGTAACCAACGAGGAGCTCCAAACATATTCATGACACCACTTCGTTGTAGTGCATCAAGTTCGGGGAACCACTCTGCAGGTTCAAAAGGAATTTGGTTCTGATTCATATTCTCAAACATATCAATATCCACTAGTGTAACATGAATATTCTGTAGGACAATCTATAGTCCCACAAATGCATTCACCTTCTTTTAATTCAAGCACTTCGGGTGCAAACTCACTTGGGTGTTTGACACCATACGTTTCTAGATTGTAAACTTCTTGGGGTGTAAGTTTTCCACCACTTGTTTCTGCAAGTATTTCATAATGACTCATAGTAATCCCTCATCACATTGTGATTGGTGTTCCTCTCCAAACTCCATTTCTAGTTGGTGTTCGAATTCTCTTCCCAATTCACTTATTTCTTTTAAGACCCTTTCCACGTCCTCATCATTTTGATGTCCAATAACATCATTAGTGATAGGTGTGTGATAAGTTACATTACCTTCGGAATCAAGCACTGCAATCTCCCAAAGATTCTTTTCAAACTCATCGTAAGGCCCACCGTAAGAACCGTCATGACATACAACACTTGCACCATAACCGTTCTCAAATTTATAAACTTTCTGAACTCCGTTCAGCATATTATTCAATTCAACTTGCATATTTGTAATCCTCTAATTGATATTCTAATTCGTCTTTCTCATTATCAATGTCTCTTTTTGCATCTTCAAAAGGTTCAACTAAATCATAGATTGCAGATTCGAGTTTGTTCACACACTTGCGAACTTCGTCAATCTTCCACTCTAATTCTTTTTCGTCAATACCGTTATCTTCTGCAAGTCCCATGACTGCAAGATAGATATTGGAAGGAACATCATTATATTTAATTCCTTTAGTCTCTGAGTTAACTGTTGAGATAACTGATTCCATGTCCCAAGATTTATCTTCCAGTTCACTAATTTTTTTATTTGTATCTTCTATATTCATTATGCGGCCTCCTTCGCCTCAAACCATTTTTTAAGTCCTGCTTCTTTGTGGACTATCGCACCATCTTCCATTGTGAAGACAGCATCATAATTAATTGAATCGGGGTTTGAACCTTCGTAAGTCCAAACTGCGACTTTCTTGAGAATCTCACTTCTCATATAACCGTAGTCGCCATTTTCTTCGGTCTTCTTAGAAGTCCAATTACCTTCAGCATTCTTCTCAAGAATGTAAGGGGACTCCCAGTCTGCAATATGTTCAGACAAATCATTCTCGTCAATGAGTTCCCAGTTAATAACATATTCCATTGAAGCACCATTCTCATAAGAGTGAATGAACGCAGTCTCCTCGACCAAGTTCTCAAGATACTCCGTGTTAATGAAATCTATATCAGTAATAAGATATGACGAACCACCCTTAAACTTCCAGTACGCTTCTGAAACACCATGCACATAATCCTCGTCATGAGCGGCATAGTTTTCTTTGTATTGGGTTTGAATGATTAGATTTAGCATATTTATTCCTTATTAATTTTCTACTCTACTAGTATAACAAAAAGTGATACCCATTGTCAAGCACTGATTATCTAAGATAATCAGGCCCGTACTTTCTCATACCAGTAATTTGGTATCCTTTGAAAAGGTTTCCTCTTG